CCAATTTTGAGCAGAGTGAATTGTGCCACTGCCGATTGTCAACTGTGCTTCTTGAAAACTAAAATTATCAAATTTTGCAAATTGAGATGAAGACGCCTCTAAAATGCCATCAACAAACATTAGAAGTCTGCCTGTATCATTTCTATCATATACGGTTGCAATATGATTAAACTTATTTTTTTGTATAGTCACGCTAGAACTTAGAGTTAATAGCTTTGTGCTTAAGAATGAAAATAATTCCGCCGATGGGCCGACACTTTGAGATATAGCTAGCGTTATGCCCTCTGATGTTCCGGATATTTTTTGTAAAATGACTTGATTACCATTTGACACATTGGGAATATAGACAAATGATTCTACCGTAAAGGGTTTGTAACTAAAGTCTAGCACAAATGTCCCCTTTGCACCTTGGGATCCTTTTGTGATACCAGTCCCTTGAAAATCATTCACCTCTAAAAAGTTTGTATTATCAAATTTTAGGCATCCTTTATTTTTTGGGAATATATCCAAAATATATTTGTCAAACCCTGTTAGGCTATCTATATATTTGGTATATTCTGTCTTTGTACCATCGAACGGATATCTATTAATAATTTTATCAAATGCCGTCTGGACCTTTACTTGAGCAGAATTAAAAAACGTATGGTTTTCCCACATGCTCCAATCAACATTCAATTGTTGTGTACTCTTAAGGGGAAATCCTGGTGGATCATATCTGAAGCTGGCCGAATTGATACCTCTAGATTCTCCCTGGGAGGAATTGGGATCACCTGCCATGGTGATATTATTGATCTGTGCTGTACCCCTTAGTTTTCTAACTACACCCGGTTTAAAGAGAACTGACTTGTCAAATATCTTTTGATCTCTTGCCATCTCAGCTGACCACGAATTGTAAAGATTTATTGACTATAATATTACGTCGACCACGCTCTACAATTAAAAATTCCAACGCATAAGTGTGACCCTTTGGTAAGACATCCATGTGCAAATCAAAAAACATTCCATTGTTGTCTGTAGATACCCGTGTTGAATTATCATCTTCGCCGAAGTCAATTACCACACTATTTTCTTTTATATCTCTAACCCTATAATACATCTTTTCAAAAATAATAGGTTTTAATTTAATTGGTTTTTTGACCGGCGTGTTTTGTTCGTTTATTAAATCTCTTCCAAAGAGCCTAAACCTAACTTCATCAGCAACCCTATATTCATGATTGATATTTGTTATATCAATATGTGGTTCCCTCGTTATCCAGCCTGTAGTAGACCGAGTTGCTTTTTTTATCTCGACGCTGCCTGTATGAAATCCAACGTTATTATCAAGAGAATACCAGTATTCATCAAAAACAACGGACCCACTTTTTATAATAAAGTCTTCGAGAGTGTCCGTGCTATTTACAGATGATGACCCAAATGAATTAATTGCAAATGATGCAACATATGATCCTGTTACACCACTGTTTCCCAATATGTCCTTTGTTCCCATTGTATGTTGTGAAGCCGTCATAATAAATTCACAGCTTCCTGACCTTAACTTCAGAAGTAGACTGTTATCACCAGTCACAGGTGACAAGGTACTTCCCGAAACTAGATTTGCAAGGGTCGATCGTTCATATGAATTTAAAAATAAAGAGCCTGATAAATCAAAGAAAAAGTTTCTGTGATTGTCTTGGATACTATTATCAAATGAGACTTCAATCCTTGGTCTTAACAATGGGTTTATAACATGTCTCGAAGCAAATCGTTTCACAAACCTCGATGTCTTGTCTGTTTCTTCAGAGCCACTATACGAAATTCTAAATCCATGATTACTCATTTGCCCTGCAACAGAGGCAGAAACTATTTTCGTAACGTCTACAGATAGATCTTCTGTTCCGACCTCTAGATTTTTAGAACCTAATACTGTCTGTAGACCATTACCATCTAGGAAATTTGCCGTTGAACAAATATCTATAGACGGGTCCCCTAAGGACCCTTCCGCATTGGCACCAGATGCAAACCAAGGTGTCGCCGTGGTTCCAGTTGTTGATGCTGTTAAAAAATTGCAAGAATCAAGATCATCGAACCCTGCAGTATCTCTTCCTACCCCTTCATCAAATGCCTGTGATAATGGCATCACAGCTATATTGAAATTTGCAGGAACCGCAGCACCGGTCTTAATATCAAATAATTTTAAAGTTGCTGAAAAATTTGATAGATCTAAAATGGATGATGTTAGTTTTTGTATTTTTGAATAATCAAATTTGACTAAAATTCTTGATAACTCTACCTGAGAACCTGATCCATCAATAAGTGTTTCATTCCATAGCTTAAAAAGGTCCAATGTCCCTGCATACCCGACATTGGCATCTTCTGCGCGTAACTTATTATCAATAATTTTATCCGTGATATATGAATCTTGGCTTGCTGTACAGAATATCTTCATTTTATTTCCTTATGCTGCCGAACCAATAATATCATTTTCTGGAAACTTAAGCTCAAATATTGATCCCGGTGGACCAAATATTATTCCGCCCTTTGTGTTTTGATCAATTAAGATCGTACTGTCAGAATATTTTCTATCTTCAACGTTTCCAGTTCTAGCCAAAACGCTTAGTTCTGTTAGCGCTATAACATAGTCTGTATTGATAATAACGTTAGTAATATCATCTATTATAATAGGCTGATCTATTTGAAAATATCTGTTATCCAATATATTTGAAATTTGATTATTGATATTTTGAATGATTTGAATTTTATTAACATTTCCAGCTACTATCACACCATACTTTACACCAAAATTTATCACCTGAGCATCTAAAACGTCCATCGCATCTGAAATCAGCCTGAATTCGTTTAAGTATCTACTTAGGTTTTTCTTTAATGTGTCTGGTGCAATAGCTAGATTATCTTGCCGGTTTTTTGTGATAATATAGAGTATCGAGCTTAATGAATTTACGGGATTTGGGGCAATAGATGCCCTGTACACTCTGCCAAACGTTGACGGCATTGTAAAAATTCTTGCCAATAAATCTTCTTTAGTAACCACCCTTGATTGTGATGATCTTGCCGAAGTTATCAATACCCTTAGGTCTTCTATCGACGGAGCTGCAGCACCACCTTGGGCAGACGTACCATTCTCTACGGTGATACTTTGCCTTACATTAAGTGCCTCTGTGCCTACTGGGCTATTTCTAAAATCAATGAGGAAATCATCAAGCGTGACAATAGCACCCTTAGCAACATTATGTGATATTCCACCACCATATTTGTAACGAACGGTAATCGTTGTATTTTTTGGTGACATTCCCAATGTCTGTGTTTGTAGTAAAGAATTTGGATCAATTGAGAACCTAGGTGTATATGTTCTTCCATACAAATCTAGTGATAAATCACTGGGATCTGGTATTATATCATCGTCTAGAACATCTACATCACCTGAGCCAAACCTTATTTTTGTTAATCTTGTCGTTGGCCTATACGTTTTTACGAATCTCCTAGGAGCTGGGGCAACCTCTATATTACTTGGTACCTCTAAAGCATCAGTTCTATTTGTATTTCTTACAGCCTTAAAAATAGTATCCTGTGATAAGGCTGTAACCTCATAATACTCATCTCCCGAACTGTCATAAACATCTAAAATAAGAGAAATATCTTCTTTAGACAATGTTAGTTCCCTAAATGGAACATGTGAATCTGGTATTGAGAAGTTCTCTGTTTCTTCTTTCCCAGATGATGACGCAACTTTTCTTGAAACTTTATAAACTAATGGAACCCCGCTTGTAGATGATTCTGTTACTTCATAATCACAGATTAAGTTATCATTGATGTCTAACTCTCCGAAGTCTAAATCCGCTAGAGTTGTAAAAGATATACCATCAAATGATGTTGCGGAAGTTCCTTGTAGCAGAACTGGTAATGCCGATCTTTTAGGCAAATAACCTGTGACTGTTTTCTCTGCTGGAACCTCAATATAAAATGTAAGGTCCACAGACGAAGGGGAGGCGCCATATGCAGCAACCCCAGAGTTCTTTAGGTGCATCAAAATATTGTCAAGTTCTACAGCAAGGAGTGGATCAAGCTCTCTAAACTCGTGATCCAAATAAAATGATAAATTGTCACCAACAGTTGCAGCAAGGTCCACCATTAAACCACCGAAACCTGATTCTGAAAAGTCTTGGATTTTATCTGGAAAGAATATCCTTGCATGTTGAATCATTTGCGTTCTTAATGACTCAAAGTCTCTTGCAAGAAATGATCTATTACTTCCCTTTCTTAAATTTTTGCCAATTTCTGTTTTGCCCATTATATTCTATCCTGCAATCTCTGCTGCAATGTTGATCACATCTTCTATCATTTTGCCTGTTATACCATCAATGCTATATACTATTTTAATAGACACCATATCCGCACCCCCGTCCTCCCAGGGCTCGCCTAGGGATTCAAAAGTTAAAAGCTCAATAAATGGCATATATTTCTGAGTTGTTTTTTGAATTCGTGCTACCGCCTCTGAAATGACATTTTCAGTGCCCAGCTCAAATACTAGCGGGCTTAGATTTGCACCAAAATCTTGATGAATTAATCTATCCCCCCAGTTTGTTTTAATCATATTTCTAAAATTATCTTTTATTTGTGATTTTAAATTTTTATGCATCACAACTAAGCTACCCATTTCGTAACTAATCTGTAACGGAAACTTTACACCAATGGGAAGTGCAGCCGCCTCAGCAGCTGTTTTTTCAAATTCGTCTGTTACCTCAACGTCCGTCTGACCTATAGAGGAAAAATAGTAAACTTTATTTTCTTGTGACAATCTTGATTACCCCATTTAAGATTAAATATTTTACATACGAACATAATTACATTTTACTTTTTTAATTAAATAAAACTTATCAACCATAATGCTTCTTGCTTTGTTTATTACTCTAACGGGGCCACATGGGGACCAGGGCCAACAAACGGTCCCATTAAGTACGCTCCCGTAAAAATGCAACCCGTAAAAAAAGTGTGTATGTGATCTGCAAGCTTCTTGGCAATGTCCGCAGAGTCGCTGGATTCGCTACCCAAAACAGAACCTAGATTAATTGGCCCGGGCGCAGCTGCGCCTGTTGCCATATACCCGCCCATAGAAAAAGCTGTATATGTAGCTGCTACATATCCCATAAAGGCAACATCGGCTGGGACCCACAACTTAAC